CATGGGATTAGCCGTGGTAGGCGACGGCGATGTGGGGGACGACGTCTGGGGTGCCAGAGTTTACTTCTGAGATTCGCATACGGATTTTGGCGGCGGGTTTGCCGTCGTAGAAGTAAACGTAGGTGCCAGCTGAGTTGATGGTTTTTGCGGTGTCAATAGTGAACCACGTGCTGTCGAAGCTGCACTCCAAGGCGAGTTTGAAGTTGGCGCTGCCTGTAACGGTGGCGGCAAAGGTATAGCTAGAGGACTCAGCAGGGACTTCGAACCACTCGTCGACGGCGTCCATGGTGGCGCCGGTGTATTCCACGAGGTTGGTGAAGCGGTCTTTGGCGGTGATAGAGACGGCGGCCATGGTTACTTGCTCCGTTTTTTGGGTTTTTTGGCGGTTTTGGCCGCGGCTTTGAAGGCGGCATCGGTGGGGGCGCCTTTGGTGCCAGGCTTACGCATTTTTTCGCCGCTGCCGGCTTCGATGCGCTTGCGTTTGGCTGCGATGTTGGCGTAAAGGCCCTTTTTCTTGGCGGCCATTACTTTTTGCCTCCCTTTTTGGTGGGTTTTTTGCGCGCCATGCCTGCTTCGCTGAGGGCAATGGCGATTGCCTGCTTGCGGGAGGTCACTTTTTTGCCCGAGCTGGATTTAAGGGTTCCAGCAGAGTATTCGGACATGACCTTTTCGACCTTTTTCTGGCCTTTTGTAGGTTTCTTGGCCATGTTTTGCGGGCTTTTCTGCAGTCTACGGAGGGTTAGTAGAGGCGGTAGGAGGTTTGGCCGAGGGTGCCGTGTTTGGCGAGGTTGAATTGTTGGAGGCAGAGGTAGCCGAAGGCGTCGAAAGCGTGGTCTACGCCTAGGTTTTTGTTGGGGAGGCCAGTTCCAGGGGCGTAGGTGAGGGTGCGGAGGGACTTGATTAGTTCTTTGCAGCGGGGGTGGATGTAGGTGCGGCGTGTTCCAGTCGCATCCAAGAGGGCGGTGTTGACGGCGGTGATTTTGTCGCGGATTTTCCAGGGGGCTTTGGGGCTGGAGACGTTAAAACCGCTGCGGCGGAGGATGTTGTGATCGGTAAGTCCCACGCCGGAGGTTTTGCGAGCGCCGCCGGTGGGGTCGGGACATGCGATGACGCGGCGATCCACGCCGAAGCGGCGGGTGACTTCTTCGGCGAAGTCCCAGGTGGTGGCGCCACCAGTGAGCATGATTTCGTCGAAGACGTAGAGGGTGTCGTCTTTGAGGACGGCGCAGATGCCGGACATGGGATCCACGTTGAAGTCCACCCCCAAAAGGAGTGGAAGTATTGAAATGTCGGCTGCGTCGGTGGAGATATTGGCGTCGCTGAAGGAGACGGCGACGAGGCCGCTCAGGTTTTCGAAGCTGGCTTCGAATTCTTGGCGGAAGGTGCGCGAGTCGAGTTGGCTGCGGGCGGCTTCGATTTCTTCCGGTGGGACGTTGTCGCCTTGGATGGTGGTGAACTGCCAGCGGCTCCAGTCGGAATCGCCGGAGTCGGCGTATTGCCAGAGTTCGTAGAACCAGCTGGCGGTGCCGTCGGGGGTGGAGATGAAGAGGGCCCAGCCCTGTTTGTCGGCGAGGGCGGGGCGGATGACCTCGAACCAGACGTCGCTGGACATGAACGCGGCTTCGTCGAGCACCACGCCAGCCAGACTGCGGCCTCGGAGAGCCATGGCGTTTTCAGTGCCCTTCAGTTCGATTGTTGAGCCGTTGACGAGTTCGATCTTGAGGTCGGTTTCGTTTTTGGATTTGATCCAGGCTTTGGGGACGAGCTTTTTTAGTACCTTCCAGGCGATGTCTTTCGCCATGCGGTAGGTGGGGGCGGCGTAGAAAAAGGTTTCGCCGGGGCGTTCGATTGCCCCACGCAAGAGTTCGATGCAAGAGAGGTAGCTCTTGCCGAAGCGGCGGCCGGCAACCAAGACACGAAAGCGTTTGCGGCTGGAGAACACTTGCCCCTGGGCGTAGCGGAGCGAGAGGGTTCCAGCCGTTTCGGTCACTTTTTCGGGTACGGGTACCTTCTAGGGTATTACAGGAATTCGACCCCTCCCCCGGGTGTGTAACAGAGGGAGGAAATGCGAATGTATCAGTAGGTTCCCTGCCCCCCGGTACGTACGTACTATTTCTGCCACCCTCCCCCCGGTCGCTGGTACGGTTGTATTGTAGTACAGCTGTACTCGCAGGAAATTAGGAAAATTCTTGGGAGTACAACTGTGCTAGCCCTCAGCGGCCCAGTACCAGCAGCCGGCACTCCGCTGGGCCGCGGCCGGTAGCCTCGCAACGTGCCAGCTGGCGAGAATTGTCAAAGCCCATCGCCAGCACTGCAGCGATCAGCAGCACGGCGGCCAGGGTGAGGGTGCGTGAAGTCATGGGGGTAGCGTGGTGGGCTTGCCCCTATTGTTGCACAGAATCAGCCCGAGCGGAAGCCCTGGCGCGTGAGTCTACTGAGTCTCACCGCCGCCCCGCTTGTCGTCAATCTCCACACGCAGCACGGGGGCCGCGGCGGCTTGCTGTTCTGGTGCAGCTTCGCCGATGACAGCGCCCATGTCTTTGAGCAGCATCGCCACAGTCTGCAGCTGGCCTTTCGCCATGGCCTTTCTGCAGGCAGACAAGCGTAGCGCTTGGATTTGGTTCAGCAGATCGCCACGCGTTGCGATTTGCTCCGTTTTGAGCATCTCGGCTGCGCGGCTGTAGTCGTCGTCTGCTGTTCTGACAGACACCCCGAAGCGATCCGCTAGTTTCTGGGTGATCTGCCGACGCGTGCCACCGTTCAGAATTTCGGCATAGCACCAGTTAGCCCGCTCCTCTACGCGAACACTTGAGCCCTTGCCGCCACGCCACCGCTTGCTCTCGTCATTGGCGACGGTTCGCGGTTCGGTTACTTCCTGGCCGTCAAAATCCGCCACGGTTAGAATCACAAACTATCTGCGCCAATGATAAGCGGCCCTGCTATCACGTTTCGCAAGCGAGCGAAGCGAGCGCCGCGAAAAAGCCCGGCACAGTGGCCGGGCCGTTGATCGGTAGGGGTGCCGTGGGTCAGCGGTGCCAGCTGACCAGCTCCCACGCCATAGCTTTGGCGGTACAAACCCCAGTGCTAAGGCTGTAGATCTCACCGGCTGCCATCACGCGCTGATGGTCAATCCGGCTGTACAGCTTGCGGGCTGCATCATCCCAGCGGGCTAGGGCTATGTCGTTAAAGTTCGGATCCTCACTAGCTAGGAGTTCCTCGGGCCCGAACATGCCGGCTAAAGCGGAGCGGTAACCGTTGCCGGCGAACTGTAGAAAGTAAGCGTGGAACAAGTCGGCGGAGTGCGCCAGATACTGCTTGCGGGTGATGGTCATGATGGGGGGCCTCGGGTGGGCTTACGTGTTCAAATGTAGCACATCAGCCGGCAGACTCTGCGGCTTTGCTGGCGGCGTAGTCTCGCTCCAGCTGTTCGGCAGACTGGCGCAACACCGCGTAGGACGCTTCCTTCTGTTGGCGGAGCGCGTTCCGTTGTTCCCGCTTGGCGGTTAGCACGCTGCAAAGATCCAGCACCGATTCGCTGATCTCTTTTGCAGCTTCGGAGTACATGCCAAACCAGCCTTCACCGTGGGTGGCTGTCCATTGCTCCAGCTGTTCATCCTCATCGGGTGACGTGCAGCTGATTTCATCGGCGTAGTGTTGGACGCAATCCCGCGCCAACAGCAGCCGCTGCAGGCCGTAAGTGCCGGAGCGTAGGTCGCTGTCGAGACTGTCGAGCTGGCGGTGCAGTTCGCGGTGGGCCTGCTGCAGCTGTTGATAGGCGGGGTCCGCTTCGACAAATGCCAAGCGGGCTTTGTAGTCGGTCATGATGGGAAGCCTTAGGGTAGGGCTGTCGTTGCAAACAGTAGAACCGGAAGCGGCCCGGCGTCAAGGGTGCCAGTTAGCGGCGGCGGTCACAGCATCCCAAACAGTGTGGGGGCGGTGGTTGTAGGTATAGTCCACCAGCTGGCCCAGGATCTTGTACTGGCGCTCCATGGTGTCGTGGGCGTCGATGTAGCGGCCCGAGCGGTGGTGGGCAGACATGCAGACGATCCAGGCGGCGTCGAATTTGGCGGCATGGTGCCGGGTGACATCCACCAGCTGCTGATCGGTGAGCTGATCGAACAGGGCTTGTGGGTGCGGTGTTGCGGTGTGCATGGCAGGGTCTGCCGAAGTGCTCCCGTACTGTATGCCATAGGTAGCGATTTCGCAAGCTTGCGCCCGGTGCTACTGTTTAACGGCACACCCCAACCCAGGGACCCATGCCGCCTGACTTTGGCAACCGACCGCTAGGCCCGCTCCAGCGGAACTGGCTCAACTTCCTCCGCCGCAATCCCGGCCCGCACTACGTTGCCATGCCCCAGCGTGATCAGCGGATCGCCGACTCCCTGCAGGCCCGCGGGCTGATCACACTGGCCCCAGCACCAGTCAGCGACCCCAAGGGGCTGCCGGTGTTCATCGTTGAAGCCCTGGAGGTCCAGCCATGAGCGGCGGAGAATGGAACACAACGCGCGAGCGTAAGCAGCTGGCTTTGGATGCCCGAGAGCTTGAGCGTGAACAGCTGCGCCTAGAAAAACGTCAGCTGCGCGATCTCCG